ATCTGCTTCTGGTAAAGATCATTCGCAACTTACACATGATCAGATGAAAAGATTCGGAGTAAAGTACGATAAGATAATATTTGGAAAACCAGATGTCGATCTTTTTATAGACGATAAGGCATTATCAGTAAAGGAATGGAATCGTAAAATGATTTTAAAAATATACAAAATTTATCCAGATGTGCCAGATGTAAAATACGGAACAAAGAATTCCGCGTGTTTCGACATCGCAGCACATTTTCATTATCAGCATTCGTTCAAGACATTTTCCAAAGATAATAAAGAAATAATAGTTCTTGGTTCTCAAGACGAAAATGGTCGAGGATATATTGACGTACCATCTGAGTGGAGAATACTTGTTCCGACTGGAATAATTCTCGACATTCCAGAACAGCATTGTGTAAAGATCTATCCTCGCTCTGGTCTTTCCACAAAGAAAGGATTGAATCTCATTAATTGTGTTGGTATAATCGACTCAGATTATGTCGAACAACTGATGATTCCAGTCTATAATAATTCTCAAGAACGTCTACGAATTTATTCTGGTGATCGCATAGCACAAGGTGAATTGGTTTACCAACCCCAGGCAGATCTTTCATACATAAATGAAAGACCATCTCGTAAAAGTGATCGTGATGGCGGGTTTGGATCTACAGGTGTATAATGAACAAAACAAAAATTGATGATGTGGTAGACTTCCTCAAGAAGTTTGCTGGTGATGACGGTATTCCAGTTATTAATGGAACCGATTGGGAAGAGATGAATAATCTCTTTAAGAAAGAAGAAATTAAAGAGGGAATGGCAGAATATGTTTTAAAGTATTCTGTTTTATTTCCTTTTAGACATATTCCAATCGAAGATGTAGAAAAGAAATTTAAAGAACTTCGTGCTGCTCCACATATGGAGTTCATTATGCGTGATGCTGGAACTGTTACTGAAAAATACACTGATTACAAATATCCATACTCAACACATGGTAAGTTTGTAATCTCTTATGGTCATTATTTTAATGACATCAGTAATTATTATCAGCAACGAAATCGCTATGACTGTGGTTCACATGGATTTGTTTCTCCAAATGAATACTGGTATTCTCCAGATCTGCTTAAGAAGATGAACTGGACTTTCTGGAGAATGGAAGACCGTGGAATCAATCATGGAAAGATTCGCGGATCCTTCAGACTTGGGGCATATGTTGCTACACAATTCAAACCACAGGTAGCAAAGACCATCTTTGATTTTGTACAATCAAAGGTTAAGACCAGAAAGTTTTCTATTCTTGACTTCAGCATGGGGTGGGGTGATCGTCTTGCTGGATTCTATGCGTCAAGAGCAACGCACTATCTTGGAACAGATCCAAATCCAAGTGTGTTCCGAGTATACAAGGACCAATGTATCGCGTATGAGAAGATAATCTCTGGCAGAGATCCAATTATTACAGACTTTCAAAAGGAAGTAAACGGTCACATCTATGATGCGTTTAGATGCATTGGAGCATCAGGCAAAGAAATAATTGTATACAATGCTCCTGCTGAAGATATACTGGATGTTATCAAAGCAAACAAATATGATTGTATCTTTACATCACCACCATACTTCTCAACAGAATTGTATGATGAGGGTGGAGATGACTGGAAGCAATCATGGTTCCGTTATTCGGAGTATGATAAGTGGTGGAATAAGTTTTACTCACCAGTTATGAAAGCATGTTTCGAATCATTGGAAGATCACGGATCGATGATGATCAATATCATGGATCCTCATGTGTATGGTAAACGATACAATACATGTGATCAGATGGTAGATTACATCAAGGGTCTTGGTGGAGTGTTCGACGGGCAGATTGGTATGAGAATCAAGCAACGACCAAAGAACATTGATTCTGCTGAACTTAAGAAATATCTTGTCACAACTTTTATTGAAAACATTTGGTGTTTTTCAAAGAATGGATTTGACTTATCTCCAGGATTTGCTACACTAGAGGGACTGTTCGGAGACTAATATGACCAAGGATGAACTTTTTAAATTACACGAAGAAATGTCTGCCGCTGCGCTTCTTCTCATGAAGAAAAAGAATGCAGATTATGCTGGTGGGGTGTCTGATCCCTTTGCTAATTTTCGACGCGCTGAAGCGTTAGGTGTTTGTTCTACTGAGCAAGCATTTCTTGTCAGGATGACTGATAAGATGTCTCGTCTTTCTTCCTTTGCAAAGAAAGGCACATTAGCAGTAGAAGATGAATCTGTACACGATACACTTCTTGATCTGATCAACTATTCGGTTCTTCTTTCCGCCTACATCAAGTCAAACGTAAAATGAATTTTTACACAAACGTTTTTTATAATTTTGATTCCATTCTTTATGCTGAGAAAGAGAATGGTGTAACAAAATACAGAAGTCAAAAATATGTTCCAAAGGTTTATCTCCCATCTAAAAAGAAAACTGATATTGTTTCGATTCATGGTGAATCTCTGGCAGAAATGACATTTGATTCATATCAATCCTACAAGGAATTCAATGACAAGTATTCTGATGTTCCTGGGTTTGAAATTCATGGTGACATCCAAACAGAATATCAATTTATTAATTCCAAGTATGGTACTGATGTACAATACGATTTTTCTAAAATCGATGTAATGTACATAGATATCGAAACGACCTCGGAAAATGGTTGGCCTTCGATTGAGGATCCCCGTGAAAAAATCAATGTGATTACTCTGCTGTCAACGAGAACAGGAAGAGCGACTTTCTGTCTTGGAAAAGTAAAGTTGGCAGATATGTCTCGTATATACGAATACGATGACGAAGAAGAAATGCTCACGGCATTTCTTGATTATTTTGCAGCAAATTATCCTGATGTTGTTTCGGGATGGAATATACGATTCTTCGATTTCCCATATCTCATCAGAAGAATCAAGCATTTGATGGGATTCAAAGCAGCAAAGAAACTTTCTCCATGGGGAATCGTCAAGGAGAAGTTTATTACTAGGAATGGAAACGAAGAACTGATGTATGACATAATCGGCATTTCTATGCTTGATTATTATGAAGTCTACAAGACATTCACATACACGAATCAGGAATCATATTCATTGAATCATATTTCTTATGTAGAACTGGGTGAGAAAAAACTTGGTTATGAAGAGTATGAAAGTTTGACTGAATTCTATCGCAAGGACTTTTCTAAGTTTGTTCAGTATAACATTCGAGATGTTGAACTTGTTCAGAAGTTGGAAGAGAAACTAAAATTAATTGAACTGGCAATTGCTCTGGCATATTCAGCAGGAGTAAATTATCAGGATGTCTTCTCCCAAGTTCGTACATGGGATGTAATCATTTACAACACACTTAGCAACAAAGGAATTGCAATTCCACCAAAGAAAAAGGGAAGAAAAGACGAGCAATATGCTGGTGGTTATGTAAAAGAACCACAAGTAGGTATGCACAAGTGGGTAGTATCCTTTGACTTGAATTCACTGTATCCGCATCTCATCATGCAGTACAATATCTCACCAGAAACAATCACAAAGGAAAGTGTTCGTGGTGTGGTATCACCCGAAGGCGTACTAAAAAGAGGTTCAGTGACAATGGGTGTTCTTGAAGATAACAAGAAGAGAAATGTATCAACTGCTGCTAATGGAACTACCTATAGAAAAGATGTGCGTGGATTCTTGCCAGAACTTATGGATCAAATGTATAAAGATCGTAAAATGTTCAAGAACAAAATGATTGATGCCAAAAAGAATCTGGAAGATATCAACGCAGAAATGAAGCGAAGGGGCTTGACAAAGTAAAGTTTAATGGTATACTATACCTATGGAAACGAGGAACGTGATTGACCACTACCATTATTGGAAGCATGAAGCGATCATCGCAGACCTTGATGCAAAGCGGAATAATTTTACCGTTGTTTGTAGCAATCTTTATAATGACTTCAATATTGCTACAGTTATTCGTAACGCGAATGCGTTTCTTTCTAAGCAAGTAATCCTTTATGGAGCAAAGCAGTATGATCGCCGTGGCACTGTAGGCACACATCATTACACACATTTCAAGCACGCCAAGACCTTTGTTGAACTGGAAGATCAGATCAAGATAATTCGTGGATCTTACGGAACAGTCAAAGTAATTGGCATAGATAATGTGCCAGGTGCTACGGCAATTGACGAGTTTGTATGGGACTCAAATACACATTATGTTCTAGCGTTTGGTCAGGAACAAGTTGGTCTACCCGCAGAAATCCTTGACATCTGCGACCAAGTATTGTACATTAAACAGTATGGAAGTGTCAGGAGTCTGAATGTAGGAACCGCGAGTGGTATCGCAATGTACGCACTCGCAAGTAATGTGTTTTAATATCCCGTGGTGAAACGGTATCACAGGAGACTTTGGTTCTCTTTTTCCTAGTTCGAATCTAGGCGGGGTAGTTCGGGATTGTGGCGGAACAGGCAGACGCAACAGACTTAAAATCTGTCGATCAATTGATCGTGTGGGTTCGATTCCCACCATTCCCATTACACCAATGTGGCGGAACTGGCAGACGCGGTGGATTCAAAATCCATTGCCTTATGGCATGTGGGTTCGATTCCCACCTTTGGTATTATGAAACTAGAAGACACAATGAAGACACTAATCGCAACAGCATTTATCGCAACGGCAGCACACGCAAATCTCACACTCACATTTGAGGATCTGCCTGAGCCTACAGTACCTTCCTCAAACGTTGAGTTCGTGGTTGCAAGTCCTATCGGAGATTACCAAGGATTTCAGTTCTTGAGCAATCTCGTCGTTCCTGCATCGAATCCCGAATGGCAACCATTCTCAGGACGATGGGCATACTACGACATCAAGGATGTGGACTTCGGCGGCTACGACGATGGGCTCGTCGGTGACCGTGCGCTATTCACCCCCTATGGGTCGGACGCTGCCAATGGGTTTAGAATCAGTCGAGACGAACTTTGGAGGTTTGTCGGTGCGGACATCACCGCTGCATGGATTGACCTTGACTTGACTCTCACAGGATATCGGGATGGTTCGGTTGTATGGAGCCGCACTCTGTCGATCCCTTCTATGGTGAGAACAAGGCTAGAGTTCGATGAAGTAGCCATTGATACCTTGAAGATCTCAGGGTTTTCTCCTAACTCGCCCATCAACCATTTCATCCTCGACAATTTCTCTTACGAGATCGTTCCCACACCATCGGCACTTGCTCTGCTTGCGGTTGCTGGTGTGATCCGAAGGCG